CGTGCAATTTCTGCTTCTCTTGAATGTTAAGTGCGAGATTTTTTCCGATAGAACCCAATCCGATTACACCCAAAGAACTTGTCATTATGTTATATTATAGGTCTATTTATTTAAGTTGTTTAAATCTAGATAAAACGTTCAATCAGTTTCTTGAATATCTTTCTTATCTGTATCACGGGGGATATATTTAAATGGGTGGTCTAATTTTTTTGTCAGTACATAGTATTATGGTAAACCGAAACAACGGTGGTAATGTCATCATGGCCAACGCGTGGTTGGTGAACAACGCAAGAACCGCAAATAATCTTGCAAGAAACGAAGCTGTGAGACGGTCAAGAGCCGAGGCCGCTGAAGAGAGGGCACAGCTAAAAGCAAAGAAGGCGGCAGAAGCTGTCAAAAAAGAGATGAATATAGCCCGTCAGGCAGCAGTTCAGAGGTCGAAGGCAGAAGCTGCCGCGGAGAGAGCTGCGCGGGCTGCATCTAGGGGTGAAACATCAAGTCGTCGTAATAAGACTAACGCCGCTAACAAAGCTGCTAAGAAAGCTGCTGAGAACGCCAAAAAGGCTCAAGCAAATGCCGAAAGAGCCGCGGCGAATGCCAGGAAGGCTCAAGCAGAGGCTCTCTCCAAAAACGTAAAGAATAAACTGATTGCACTTTCGCGTAGAAATATAAATAAACGCGAAATGGCTAAACAAGGTAGGAAGATTTATATACAAGCTGTAAAAACTAAACTTCTTCACCCGAACCAAGGTGCTAATACGGCGATTTCTCAGCAGTTTTTATCTACGTATGACGATTTTCAGAAATTTGTCAATGGAAAATGACCGATTTTTAAAAATAGAAAATTGGGTTCGCACGTCCGACCGGTCGGACACCTTACGAAATTTGGAACAAAAAAAGGCGTTACAAAAAGTCGGGGGAGTCAAAAATGTATTGAACCTTCATTTTTAAAAAAATGTGTATGAACAGTTTTTAAAAGTGAATTATTAATATTTATGAAATACTTCGTATGAGTATTTAGTTAGAGAAGGCGAGACCACCCATACCCGATTGGATGCGGAGGACGTTGTAGTTCACGGCGAACATGTTAAGGTTCGTCGTGGTGCCCGCGCTACCCTTGGTCTTGATAGCGACCTGAGCGTTATCTATACGCGAAAAATTGCAGGTACCGGTCGGTTGATGCTCCTCGGGCTTAAGGGCGAACGAATACGCGTACACACCGGGCATGGGGGAACCGGAGTGGTGCTGGTAGGGCTGCACGGCGTTGAAGTACTTACCCGTCTGCTCCTTGAACCTGTCCTGACCGTTGAGAACAAGCTTGAAGGTGTCGACGGGACCGTCGGCCTCCTCGGACCAGGTGTTACCACCGTGGGCCACCTTAAGCATGGGAGCACCCGAAGAGCCCGGGGCGATGACGAGACCGTCACCAAGCGCACCGAGGACGCCAGCAGGGTCGGTGGTCACGACCTCGGTGGAGGACGTGAAGTTCCAGAGGTTGGCGCGGCCGACCCCGCCGCGGTCGGCGCAGAAAACCAGCTCCTTGACCGGGTGGTTGTACGAGAGGCGGATCTGCTTCGTGGAACCGGCGGCGGCCATAGCGTCGGAGCCAGTGTGCTGGACTTGTTCGATAAGGTACTCATGACCCTTCTGCGCGAATCGCCTACGCTCCTCAGTGTCGAGGTAAATGTAATTAGCCCAGACCTTGAAGGTGCTGTTATCGGTATACAGTGAGAAATCGGAAGATAAATCGAAATCCATTCTGACTTCATGATACTGCAGAGCAATTAGTGGGAGAGCAAGTCCGGGATTGCGGTTAAAGAAGAAAATAAGAGGAAGGAACATCTGACCATCGTCGACCGCGGGGGAAGTCATCTTACCCCAAGTGGCCTTCTTGGAATCATCGAGGTAAAGCTCGGAGTAAAGCCTCCACCAGCGCTGGTAGTGCTTGTCAATACGCTGTCCACCCACGGATAACTCGACGTCCTTGATCGCACGCTCGGCGGCCCAGCAGTCGTCGTTGGCGGCGTCGGCGGAGGTGAGCACGACGGTGTCCTTAGCCTTAAGCTCGACATACATGTCGGAGACGAGGTCACCGTTGCGAGCAATGGTGACGGAAACGCGGCCGGAGTTGGAGGCAGTACCGTTAACGGTCTGCTCGATGTTCTCCATAGCGAAGTTAGTGTGGCGCTTGTAAACCGCCTGGAAAAATGTAACCTTGGGGTTACCTGTCAGATAGACGTCCTGTGCGCCGTATGCCACGAGTTGCATTAAACCACCCGCCATTTTGTATGTTGTTGTACTATACGCAGAGAAAATAATTTCAGGTAAAGTGCGAAATTTCGCACGTGATTTTTCCTCAACCTATCATAAATGTCTACACAGCCTGAGACTATCGAGCCCGAAACCGAGACCGAATCTGAATCTGAATCTGAAATTTTACCCGACCAGGAGGTCGACCTCACCGAGTACGATCCTGAGGATTTTCCCGATGATGACGATTTTTCGCCCATGGAAAATTTACTTGGTCAAACTCTTACCACCCCCGAGGGTGACACCGTGTGCACTGCTCTAGTATACATTGGGCAACAGATGGAAATTCAGAATAAAATTTTTATCAAACTCCTCGGCATTCTTCAGAAGAAAAATGAGGCTTAGAAAAATGAATCCTAATATTAGAAATGCAGGGGTCCGGTGAGACAATGCACGTCATAGACGACACATACAATTTTCATGATCATAATAGCACTTTCTGGACTGAGAATATTATGAAAATGGACATAGATCAGCTCATGAAAGTAATCATCCAGCCCTCTGAAAAAAAGCTGAAAATTAACGACAAGCTCAGTGCATCAGAGTCTCTTAACATAGGGTTTGACCTATTTTTCGACCCTTCCCAACCAAGGGAAAAAGGTCTACCCATACAAATTGATATCGGTGAAGTTGAACGCACTCGTACATTCATGATAGATCGTTTATGCGAAGCGTATCACCGCTCATGTGCCCTGGAAAAGGATAATGAATGTGACTTCGATGACGACGAAATCAAAGAAGTTACACTGGCTACTCGTATTAACAGGATGATCGACCGCATTCAAGATGCATGGAGAGTAACATTCAGTGTATATCGTATACACGATTTCTCGAATAACCCCAACGCCGTACCCGTGGATCCGGAATCCGACCCATCTATTTACAGGGCATCTACGATTAAGGATGTTCAGGAATTGAAACCTTTTCAACAGGCTATGTTACAGTTATTGAAGGATTTATATGATAGTCAGATCAAGAGATACAAAGAGCAGTGTTGTAGGGAGATTAAAACAAAAGATGGGGCGAGTACCCGGGCATGGGAAGCATTTGAAAGTATTCAAGATTACGTATATTCAGTCGGTAAAAAGGAACAATGGTATGAACTATGGAAAAATATGACTATGAGTCCTTCTACCCACAGCGATCTTATTCGCCATCTTTCTAAGACGAGAGATATGCAATTTCCTGAAATTAAGAAGCATCGACAGGTATGGTCTTTCACGAATGGTATTTTCATCGGCAAGGAGCTTGTACCTGACAAGTCTACAGAAGAAGACAAACATTACCGGGCTATTTTCTACCCGTATACGTCAAAGGAGTTTAAGACACTCGATCGGACTATCGTCAGCTGCAAATACTTCAATCGGGAATTCAACAACTATAACGATACCGACTGGAGGAATATCCCTACACCCAATTTCGATAAGATCCTAAAGTACCAAAAGTTCGAAAAGGAGGTAATCGAATGGATCTATGTTCTTTGTGGGCGCCTGTGTTATGACGTAAATGAGATCGATAAATGGCAATGCATCCCCTTCCTAAAGGGGGTCGCGCAGTCCGGTAAATCGACTATTATTACGAAAGTATGTCGCAAATTTTATACAACAGAGGATGTGCGAACACTTTCGAATAACGTGGAAAGAAAGTTTGGTCTGTCTTCTATTTACGATTCCTATATGTTTATTGCACCGGAGATCAAAGGTGATTTAGCACTTGAACAGGCAGAGTTTCAGTCTGTAGTGTCTGGTGAAGATGTTTCGATTGCAGTGAAACACGAAAAGGCTAAAACTTTCGTGTGGAAATCTCCGGGTATTCTGGGTGGTAACGAGATTCCCGGGTGGAGAGACAACTCCGGTAGCGTTTTGCGACGTTTGATTACAGTTGACTTTAGGAAGAAAGTTAAGGAAGCGGATCCGACCCTGGAAGATAGGCTCGAAGAGGAACTTCCAAACATCCTGCAAAAGTGTGTGAGGGCGTATCTCGAGAAGGCACAGGCACATAAAAACGACGCCATTTGGAACATTCTTCCACCCTACTTCGAAAAGGTTAAGACACAGGTTGCAGCGGCAGTCAGTCCTCTACTGAGTTTCATGGAATCTTCGCACATTGAGTATGGTGAAGATAAGAAGTGTCCCCTATCTTTCTTCAAAGACGAGTTTGCCGCTTTCTGTATGAAAGAGGGTAAGTCGCGAACGATCAATTCTGATATATGGGCGGGTCCATTTGGTGAGCGTGGTATCGGCGTGGAAAAGCTGAAAGAAGATGAAAATACATTGTATACGAGATGCGGTATAACTCAACACCAACCTAAGACTGGTACAGAGCATAGGAACTCTATGTGGGTTATTGGTCTCGATGTCGTAAACGTAACCCCCCAAGAAGTGGTACCGCAACAACAGGTATACGTTGAGACATCTATTTCGACACAGACGATGGTTGATACAGATGGACAGGAGTTAGACGATTAAAATATTTACTTAATATATGGGTTTATTCAACGAATTTGAAAAAAATAATGTTTCACCAACTACATCCCAAAATTTGATACGACAGGCCCCGTATCTCACGAACCGCGAAAAAAATAGTCTAAGGGTCAACGCTACCAGACTCAAACAAAACAATATACAAACGAGAATAAATAGAATGGTTGGTAATAAACTGAAGGC